AACGTCAGTAGGTACTGCCACCAGTAAGGCTTGACGATGCTCCTCTGAGCGACAGTCAGACCCTTGACATTGCCCTGCTGTTGCATCGCAGAGATAGTCTGGACGTATTTCATGAAGGTCTCGTCGTCGGCAAACCCCGAAAGGATGTTGTGCTGATCGAAGTCCTTCAAGGTGTCGGAGAGAGCCCCGAACTTCTTGTAGGTGTAGTCAATCGCACGTATCGCTCCGAGAGCCCGACCGGCTTCCGAGTTCATGTCGAACAGCGTACCCATCAGGGCGTTGTATTCGAGTGTAGTCCGGATGTACCGGTCTTTGAGCGAGGCGTACTGAGAGGCGTCCTTCACATAGGCAGAACCGATCTTCTCAGACAGGTCAGCAAGAGTGTTGTTCGTCTTCTCAGCGATCTGTGCAGCAGCGAAGATACGCTTCGAGAGTTCGTTCACGCCCTTCTTACTGGCGTTATTGATCTGCTTCGAAGTCAGTCCGAGTGCCTTACCGGCTCGCTTCTGCTCATCAAACGTCTCAGTCCCTTGAGGGATGTATTCGTCGAGAACCCCGTCGATGATCTTACGGGCAGAGTCGATGTCAACCATCTCCTCCGGGGTGACACGAGTATCGTCAGCAAGATCGAACTTCGCATCACCTAGCTTAGGTTTGGTAGGATCACGGAACGAACGCATCAACTTGGCCTTAGGGCCAGTCATGATAGTCCACTCAGCGATATACTTGGCACGGTCCCAGTCAGGACGGTACTTCCGCATGGCTGCGTCGTCATTCTTATCCGAGAACGACAGGGATGCCTCCTCGTCATTACCGAAGTCGAAGATGTAGTCGTTCGGCTCGTTAGTCTTTTCCAACGTGTACGGTTCGACGAACATCCGCTCTTCCTTAGAGAGCTTCATACGCTTCTCTACGTCACGAGCCTCGACTTCACCGAAGAGGTGCTCGTACGCTTGGAAGGATACGTTGTTGTCACCCTTAAGGATTTCACGGATAGTATCGACATCTCGGTCGTCTAATGCCTCCTCAAGAACCGACAACTTCGTGTCGGCAGCCTTGGCTTCGTCGTGCATCTTGTCGAGCTTCTCACCGATCTTGTCGAGATCGCCGTGCGTGAATACAGCCTGAAGATTGTACCACTCATTCCAGAGAGCCTTATTTTCAAAAACAGTCTTCATGTCGAAGCCGTAGGTTGCGAGGACTTTTTCCTCGATGTCCCGTACGTCCTTACGACGTGCAGACCACTCTAGGTTGAGGGGGTTCTTGAGATCACTCGCAGGGATGCCTTTCAGGGCGGCGTAGGCTTCGTTCGAAACCTTACTGGCCTCGACCCACTCGGAAGCGAGAGGACTTTCGGCGAACTCAAGGATGGCGTTAATTTCCGTTATCTTCCGCTCGGCCTCTTTCTTGAACCACTCGTGGTAACGCTCACCAACCTCGATGGTCTTCTTGTCAGACATCTTCCCGACAGCCGTCTTCTTACTACCACCGATGGCGAAGCCCTCCACATCTTGAATGGCGTGTTGGACTTCGTGTAGGATGATACTTAGGGGGTCCCTCTTAGCGTAAGGAGTGATGTTAATCGTGTTCGTCTTGTCGTTATACCCGCCCTGAATGGACTGCCAGATATCGAAGAACGCCGGCTGACGAGTGATCTTAATATCCTGAAGTTGTGGATAGTTCTCGAAGAGTTCGGGATGATCAAGGACATCACTCAAGATAACGTCATCGTTGTTCTTGTACATCTCCTTCCACTCGTCAGTTATCATGTCGCTCATGAGACCTTCGTCGAGGGTAGCTTTCGAGTCATCCATCTCCCAACGCCAGCCACCGTCAGGACCACGGAACCACTTGGTGTCCTTAAAATCAGGACGGTCCTTAGCACCAGCCCCGGCATACATATACTTGAAGCCGTTACCGGAGATGTCGCCCTTACGGCCATTCACGGTGGCGTCATGAGCCATACCGAGGATCGTCTTCACCTCACGGGGAGAGTAGGACAGATCAACGCCCATCTTCCGACCGAAACCCTTAACCATGTTCTTGACACGATGAGCAATCCAGTCAGACTGGCCGAGCTTCGACTTCGGGTTAGCCTCCATCCAGTCATTCACCTGAGTCTTGAACTCTTCAGTCCCGTTGTCATAGAAGGAACGCATCATGGTATCGAGGCGAGTACCAAAAAGTGTAGCAAGGCCGTGATGACCGAGAGACTCGTGGTAGGTCATGGCGGTCAGGACGTCTTCGGGAGACACACTCGCCCGCTTGGCATCACGAAGTACAGCCTTCAGATTGACCTTAACCTTACCGTCTGGGTCGATGGCTGCCACGGCATTCTTGTCGATACCGTCGATAGCTTCGAAGTTCGGATGAACCTCAAACTCGGGGGCGTTCTTCCAGTCAGCCACGGTGTTGTTGATGTGAGTGGCAGCCGCCTCACCGACAGAGAAGTTATAGTCTCGGTGGGCCTCACGGGCGGACTTACTACGACCGTTCTTGACGGGAGCTTCCAGCAAGACAGAGACCGGACCTGCGCCGTCGTAAGTGACAGGCGAGACACGGGCAGCCTCGATACGCTTAGTCGAAGCGATGCTTCTGCTAAGGGCGGCACCACCTTCGATAGCACCATGGAGGCCCGCACCGATACCGGCTGCGGCAACCACTTGGAGAGGATCGAACTTGTCCTGTACACCCTGAGCGATATCGACGCCCTGCCAAGCAGCGTCAGACGCGGCATTCACGCCGGCGGCACCGCTCAACCGAGCTATCAACTTCTCACCTTTGATCATCGGGAAGATGTCTTCGGGGCTGGCAGAGCCTATGAACTGACCAACCAACCAAGGGAGCATCGGGTCGTCTTCCATGACCTCGGTGTTGGCCGCACGGGCAGTCTTCTGGACATATGCGACAGCCTGAGTCTGGATGTCTTCGTACTCTTCGGAGGTAAGACCGGGGAACTTCTGCTGAAGGGCCTCCATCCCCGTGTCCATCCAGTCGTGGTACGTACGGGCAGCCCAACCGGCGACACCGTACTGGGCGGCATCTTGGAACCCACGCTCAGCGAGGGAGATGAGCTTACCCTGAGTACCCGTCATCGGGTTGGTGTCTACGTCAGAGACAGTCGGACCGGCATCAGGGAGGTCTTCCACGAAGTTCTTGTAGGTGACTGTGTTGCTACGACGCTCACCCGGACGGAGGGGAGCACGGTAGTCGGCGAGACCCTTAGGACCACCCGCCACGCCCATCGCAGGGACACCGGCAGTCTTGGCCCATTCACCCAGCACACCCTGAATGTCTTCATAGGTCCGGTTGGGGTCGTTAAGCATAGCGATGTACTGGCTCTCCTGATCGGGAGTCATCCAGCGGGGGTCTGCACCCTGACCTGAGGAGTTGCTGATATACGTGTCCACACCCTGACGGGCAGCCGGGGAGGTGACTTCGTTCTGCATACTGACGCGGCCCTGCGGCTGAGGTATGTCCTCTACCGGGGCGTTGGGCTGGTCTGTACCCTCCAGATACGGAGAAGGGGGCTCAGAAGTAGTATCCTCATAAGGGGTTGACTCGATGAACGAGTTAAGCTCCTCATCAGACGCGCCTTCTGGCCCCTCGATGGTGAATGTCTTACCAGTTACGGTATCTTTGATACGGTACTGAGTCAGCTTATCGGCCAACTTCTTCTCCTTTGTTTTACTTTTGCCTTACATAACGGAACTTCGGTGCAGCCTTATCGCCACCCTTAGTGCCACTCTCAAGGATGTCAGAAAGGACCGAGCCCTTACCAGTACCCTTCGTATACTTCTTGTAGAAGTCACGTTCTGCCTGAGTTCGCTTGGCGGGGTCCTTAGACCCGACCGCTTGATAATACTCAAGCTCAGTTTGTGCCCTCTGTGACCTAGGGGCGGGAGGATTGTCGCGCTTCATGCGACCGGCCTCCTTCAGCCGTTCGAGCTGCTCACGCTGGGCGCGAGTCGCATCACGGTCATAGTCAATCGTCTGCTGGTTGACAGTCATGTCACCACCGGCGAGGACAGCCCTCTGGGCGGGACTCATCTGGTCAGACACGAGAAGATCGGCAGGATCAATCTCAAGTCGTTCAGCCATCTGCTTGGTGTAAGCCATGGCGGCGGCCTGTTTGTCGGGATCGTCACCCGCAGCCTTGAACCACCTAGCTACCTGAGCCTGACCTTGATTGAGGTTGGTGAAGCGACGGTCGGCGTCTAATGCTTTCCTAGCTTTATCCTGACTGTCGAGAACGGAAGCGTTATGCTGATTGTCCTCATACTCGTCCATCATCTTCGAACCGGCTTTGGAGTCGAGCTGAGCAAGTCGCTCAATCGCTTCTCTCTGTGCGGCAGGGCCACCCGTCATACCGAGGAGTGCGTCACTCTTCTTCTCTTCCTGACGGATCGGTCGATAGTTAGCCTTGTGACCTGAACCGAGTAGGAAGGAGTCCCCGAGGATACCAAGGACGTCCCGGAGGGTTCCCTTAACACCGAGGGCACCATGCCGAGGCACGATCTCCTTCATCTGGTCTTTCGTGGGTGGAATGAGTTTAGAGCGGTCAGAGAAGACCGCCTTAGGCTCAGCCGCAGAACCGCTAGGACTGTCAGGTGCCGACCTCTGTTGAGGTATAGAACCTGTCACAGCCATCGTATTCTGACCGGTTACAGGATCGGTGAACTGATCTTCATCATCGTCCTGCATACCCGCACCGGATAGCGCTTGGCCGATTAGTGCCAGTGGGCTTACCATTAAACACCTCCTGCAAACGCCGAGAGACCGCCGCCTAGGATAGCACCCAGACCGGGCTTGCTCTTGCCTTTAGTCTTCTTCTTGGCAGTCTCGGCGATGAGCGAGGCAGCCCCAAGACCCTGTTGAGACTGAGCCTGATTGCCAGCCATGTAGTCTTTCGCGTATTGGTTCTGAATCGTCTGCCCGTAATTCTGCAAAGCCTTTCCAGTCCCGCCAGAGCGGAGCATACCAGCGGCAGCCTGATTACCCGTGATACCACGGGAGCCCATCTCGGCAGTCGCATCAAAGCCTGTGGCTTTCTTGTAGGCGTCGAAGCCGGTGGAGTCACCACCAAGCAACTGGCCCATATTCATGAACGCCTTAGAGCCCTGACTGATCATCGGATCATAGGTACTTTTAAGATAGCCAGCCTCAGCATTCGTTGACGTTTGCTTCTGACTACCGCTGAACAGTTTACCCACTCAGTTGCTCCCATTCTTGTTTGGTTAGTATTACAAGTTCGCAAGGCCCTTCGGAAGTCTCTAGGACACCGTAACCTGTAAAACCGAGTTGCTTATTCATCCATCGAGCACCGAGATTTTCCAGAGGTGTCATACCTCTGATGACGTCTACGGGATACTCCGTGAAGATTTCGTGTAGAAACTCCTTAGCGTTTGCTCTGGCTGTCTTCCCTTTAGATCGGAAGAAGTAGTGACCAGTATAGATGCCAAGATAGTTTCGTTCGAAGAGAGCTATGTCGCCTATGTCGTTCGTCAGTGCGACGTTATCGCCGTCACCCAACCATGCCCCTACGTCAACGTCGATGTCATCGTAGGATGAGATGGCGTCCTCGACAGAGAAGACGTCGAAGGTTCTCTCTATCATGCGGAGACCTTCCTTACGGAGAGGTAACGAGCAGTAATGGCAGCGGCAGCGGCAGAGGACACCTGACCAGTAATCTTAATAACAATACCTGCCGTGTCTGTCTCTGTAGTTAGGTTGATTGTGTTAAACGAACTAGCGGCAGTCAGAGCCCCTGCGGTTCCTACTGGCCCAGTCCACACCCTACTGGTGGCTGTAACAAGCTGAGTATTGCTACCAGTCTTCACAACTCGGAGCGATTGATCAACCTGCTGGTTGCTTGTGGCAGCGGCAAGACCCGAAGAAATAGCACCGAAATGCACCCGAGAAGTCTTAGTACCGCCAGTTGTTATCCATGTGGAGAGACCTTCAATATAGATCGTGTCCCCTATATTCGTCAACGTACTGGCAGGCAACGTGTAGGTCATCAAGACCTGTTCAGTCGTTACCCCGCCCGGTATATCCGCAGGAGTTGCATTGACGTGCAAGAACGAAGATGCACCACTCGAAGGTGTAATCCACGAAGGGTCTGCACCAGCACCACCGGTTGATAGAACCTGCCCGGCAGTACCGGGAGCAAGGACGTTCCAGACTGTGCCACTTTTATAGAGGATGTTTCCCTGTGTGGCACCAATCGTGTTTAGGATTGCTTCGGCGTTGGCGGTGAGCGTTACATCACCAGAGAGAGGACCACCACCGGTGAGCCCAACACCAGCTATGACGTCAATCGTTGCAAGGTATGCTTGCATGTCTGCAAGCGAGATACCCTCACCGATATCAATCTGTCGCTGTTGAGCCCACCGAGTGAAGTAGTCTGTCGGGGTTCCGTCCTTGTTAACAACGAGGAATTTCTGGTCGAGTGGTTGTAGTGTGCCTACCATTATTCGTTCACATTCAAACTATCAATCCGGGCGAAGGCCCCGTCGTCAGTCACTTGGAACAGACGTCCCGGAGCACGGAAGACACCGAGAGAGCGCCAAGAGAACTCTTGGTTGTACTCGCCAGCGACAGCCACCTGAGGTTCATCCGCAGTCACCCAGTTATTACCTTGGTCGTCGCTGTACGTCAGAGTCACCGTATTGGCGGTCACACCCGGATTACCGAACGACGCAGAAAGGTTGACCGAGTAGATCGGGACGTACTTCCTCTCTACCGAAGGGATTTGACCAGTAGCGACACGAGTGAAGTTACCGGCTGCCTCAGTCGAGAAGAGCGAGTCATCCTGCGGATAGTCGGGATCGAGGACCCAGAGAGTCCCTGTCGAGTCGTCACCCACGATGACGTTACTTCCGTGAGTCGAGCCAATCGTGTTAGACGACCTCCAATTCATCCCTACAGACGCCCTCCAGTTGACAGAGTTCTCGGTGTTCCACCAAGCCCACTGTTGAGTCGTAAGATCGTAGACTAACGTCTTAAATCCAGTACCCAACTTTAGGACGTAGAAGTCGTGCCCGTCCATCGTGTAGTACCACGAACGGAGCGACGGATTTGAGATGGAGCCTCTGACGACTGCAAGGATGGCACCCTGCGTAGCCTCTAGGCTCTGAGACGTCCAGCGGTAGACGACCGAGATGTCGGCCTGTGTAGACCTGACGGTTACTGCCGGCACGTTGTATACTCCTAAAGCAAAACCCTCTGTTGTTTTGATAGAGCCAGAGGCTCTTTCGACAGACAGGACATCCGCTTCAGAAGAGCGAACCGTTACAGCAGCAACCATCTTAGGTCCCTCTTATGTAGTTCGATTAAGCTGGAGCCGGGCGAGGTTAGCCGCAGGGACCAGCCAAGCAGCACCAGTCTTAGGATCGAGCTCGAAGACGTCTTTCCAGTACGCCTGACTGGTAGTGATCGGTCGATCAGTCCCGAGTCCTGTAGCTGGAGTGCCCAGAGGGTCGGAGATAACTCCGACTTGGAGGGAGCCGTCACCACCGTCTGACTTCGTAGCCCGGACATACGTCACGAGGGCTTTCACACTCGTAGTAGTCGTGGGCAGGTCAGACAAGACAGCCACGTAAGGCGAAGGTGCCGGAGTTGGTGCCGAGATGTAACTAGCATCGACCGGTGGGATGTTATCGAGTATGTCATATCCGGTAGCCCCACTCGAAGGAGTCCAGTTCAACGAGGCGTCCGAAGTCGGAGCCAGCGTAGTAACTAGGACCGAACCGAGGAAGTCGTTATTACTCGAACCCAGACCATTCCAGACAACGAAGTCCTTCCAGTATGCAATCTGAGCGCCAGTGCCACCACCAGAGATACCAAGCCACACCTGAGCGATACTCGTAGAGCCGGTGTTCGTAGCACCCGACGTGATGACGGTCGTGCCTTCAACTCGAACTTCAAACGAACCAGTCGAGGCGTTAATCACCGTCTTGAATTCGATGTGGAACCAAGAGCCGGCAGCAAGTACCGGACCAGTCGTCGAGTACAGTGTAGTACCGGCGGCATTGCTGACCGTCATCGCACCGGTCGTAGTGACCCACAACCTGTAGAGGATGTTGTTGCTTCCGTCTCTTACCTGCATGACAGGTGAGCGACCAGACACCGTAGCGACAGTCGGGAGTGCCGCCATATATAGACGGGCAGCCAGTCCGACAGTAGTAGTGGCAGCCGGCAGGATAAACCGAATACCGGTATCGCTGGAGCTTACGCCACACTGCAAGACGTAACCACCAGAAACCCCGTCGGGGTCGGTAGTCAGGTTAGTCGTAGTACCGGCGGTCGCGACCTGAGCATAGACGCCCTCAGTAAGGTGCGACTCGTCAGTGCCGTAGAGGGAAAAATTGTCGGCGTGAACAATCGACATTCTTAGTTCCTTAGGTGAGTGCGTTCTGAGTTGAGATAGCTCGTCTGATTTGCTCTTCAATATCCGGTGTGGAGACACGCTCTGGGCGACCTCCTTGGACAGTGAAGACGCCACCGTCGGCATCAACCATAACCATTGTTTCGTGTACGGCCTTACTAGTGTTCGCCCATGAGCCTCTGTCGAGGACGATACCCTGAAGCCGACGCATCGGGTTTACGGCATCGCCGGTTACGTACCAGACCTCAGTAGTGCTTTCACCGGGGAGCCAGAACTGATCACCGAAGACTTGGACACCGTAGATACCATCCGGAGAACGTTCGGCGGTGGCAAAGTTGAGAGGGTTGATGATAACCTCACCGGGCTCGATCCAGTAAAAACGACCAGTATATCCCGTAGATTGTACAGGAACCACAATGACGTACGAGTTGATAACCGAGACATCTATCGCTCCTATATCGTCAGGCAGATAAACCTGTTGGAAAGTCCCTGCACCACCACCCGAGAGGGTAGCTCCTAGCGTCCACGAAAGGGCAGCGCCAGTCTCAGTCGAGGCTGTGGCGTTACCGAGAGCGCCAATAAGCTTCGAACGGACAGGCATCAAGGTAGAAGTATAGCCGGTCGATTGGACCGTCGTGTGCTGAGTCAGCACGGTAGAGTAGTCAGTGCCTGCCACACCCGAAGCGTTAATCGCATTAGCGAGATTAGTGAATGCCGCTAGTGAATTAGCCCCGAGAGCCACGAGCCAAGGATTTGCACCTGTACCGGCAGGTGTCCCTGCGTTGACAGACCCTGTAGTAAACTTGTAGACGACAGACGCCAACGTGACGGTATCGTTATTCGCTGGCGTCCCCGTGAGGACGTTGATGGCGTAGCCGTTTGCGATATAGACATATAGAGTACCACCGTCACATACGAAACAATATTCAGGGGCGGTGCCGATGCTGCCAGTGATCGCCATATTGACGAAACCCTGTACCGGGTTGTCTAGTCCAGTGAAGAGGAGAGTCGAGGCAAGAGCACTCGTCATCCTATACAGAGCGGAGCCAGACGCGACGAACAGATCACCACCGAAAGAGCCAGCCTCAGAGGCCAGCCCACGGACAGGACCATCACCAAGCGAGGTCAGACGCTTCATACCGGGACGCGCGATAAGTGCCGAGCCGCCTTCGTTGAGGAAGGGGTTTTCTTCGAAGTACCGGTTCCGTAGAACGAGCGCCTCCTCATCAGCAACCTGTCGGCGGAAATCGCTGGTATTGAAGTTAACCTTTACCATGGATAGCCTTTGTTGAACATATCGTTAGGATTGTAGAAGTCGTAGGTACTACCATAACGATCCCTGTCGATAGACACCTTAGGCATTCGAAGGAGTCCGAGCTCTACGGGAACTTCCTCATGCTGGACATATCGAGCACGAAGGAGGTTCTGAGCCCTCTTCATCATCATGTCGGACTGTTCGTCGAGTGAAGCACCGTAGGACGGGTTCAGCCGGACAGCCAGCATCGTAATGAAGAAGTCGTCGAACTCTTCCGGGAAGGGGAAAGTGTCGGCAGTCAGGAGTGGGGAGTAAATCTGCCACGTAGAGAGGTCTGCACGGTAGAACCACTCGGCTGAGAAACCGTTCGTGTTTAGGACGATGCTTGTAGCACCTTGAATTAGACGACCATTACCGTGGACTGTCACCGGATACGTTGCAAGATTACCTGCCGGATCAATGACGGCAAACCGGGCACCGTCGTCAGGACGTGGACTAAGATACAGTTCGAGCGAGTTCTCCAGATTGAAGACAAGTCGGACGTTCTCAGGGACAAACCAGTCCGAGTCGGGGACGTCGTTGTACCAAGGGTAGGCTGACGGTCGGGAGATGTTAGCC